GGGCGGTCAGGGTGATGTCCAGCAACTTGGCGGCCTTCTTCGCGTCTTCGTAGAAGATCTCGTAGAAGTCGCCCATGCGGTAGAACATCAACTGGTCAGGGTGCTGGTTCTTCAGGCGCCAGTACTGCTGCATCATTGGCGTGTGACTGGATAAATCTGAAATTGCTTTATTCATCAGTGGCTTAGCGTTATTCGTTCAAAAGTGTGGGGCAAAAATGGGGCTTTTTGGTTTGCTTTTGAATGCCTGACCAGATGTGTAGAAGCTCGGTCGGCGACTCGTCGTCCATCCACTTGGCGTACACCTCGACGAGCATGGTGAAGTCCTTGTGGCCCATTTGCTTTGCAATGAACGCAAGGTTACCACGGGCAGTCAGGCACCAGCAGGCGTAGGTGTGCCGAGTCTGGTACGGCCGGCGTGGGCGAATCCCTGAACGCTTTTGAATGGCAGCCCACTTTGTGTTCCATGACGTGGGGATAAACCAGTGGTTGATGATTTTCTTTCGGGCTTGTGTGGTTGGAGAAAGCAGCGGGGTGACTGTTTCCAGGCGGCTTTCGTGACGGTTCATGTAGACCTCAATCTCGCGTGGTGCGTGGTCGGCCACTAAACTCATGAGAGTTTTACAGGCCTCGACGGCTGGCGGCATCAAGAGTACTGCCCGAGGCTTTCCAGTCTTCGGGACTTTGAATGTGCCGTCCGCGGTGATTGCCCTGGTGATGTTGAGCTGACCAGCGGCCAGGTCGATATCTTCTACGGCCAGCGCGCACATCTCGCCCGGGCGAAGGCCAGTGTAAACCGCGAGGGTGATCGCCGCTGAGTCCTGCGGGTGGAGGCATCCCTTGGTGAGCAACTGTTCGAACTCGCCCTTTGTCAGCGGATCCGGTTCGCGTCCGATCATCGCGAATCGGATGCAGGCGGTGGATAGGCCTTTGCGGCAGTAGCTGTTGTTTTCGCACCAGGCCAGGAAGCCGGCGAACGTGGCCAGGTAATGGTTCGCAGTCGAAGGTGCCCGGGTGGCGATCAATTGGGTCCTGAGCAGTTGGATGTCTTCGGGTAAAAGAATGCCTGCCAATCGGTCTGGCCCCAATAGTTCGGTGCAGATATCCAGTGCATAACCGTATTTCTCTTCGGTCATCGGGGTGATGTCGACGGCCTTCAGCGGTTTGTAACGGGCCAGCAGTGCGGCCAGGCGTTCGTCCTTTACGTTGCTGTAGTTGGTCGAGTTCTTCGAATTGGGAAAGTGGCGGGTGTAGTCGAAGTGCCCTGTTTTGATCTCATGAATGATTGCCGCCCTAAGAAGGGCGGCATGTTTGATGTTGGCTTTGGTGACTGGAAGACCGAGGGATTCGCGGCAGCGGATCCGCCGCCACATGAACACGACGCGTATGTTGCCGCCGTGTACCTCAATCCCTTTGTGTTTGGCCAGCTCGGCTTCTAGGCCGCTTCCTGCGGTGCGCTCTCGGCCCACTTGTCGTACTCCGTCATGTTGATTGCGATGCGGCCGTCTGGCGTTTTGCGCCAGATCCGACCCTGTGCCCAGGTGCCGTTCTTCACTTTGTGGCGTATGGCGTCTTCGCTGTAGCCAGTGAGTTCGGATGCGCGGTTGATCATTACCCAGCGTGGAAGGCTCATTGCTGTTGCTCCCGTGCACGGCGCGCGATGCCTTCGGCCTGGCGCAGCTTGCTGCATTGTTCGTGGTTGCCGTGTGCCCTCGACTTGTCGCATCTGTCGCAGATGGTTTGCAGGTCGAGGGGCGGCATTTGCCCGCGGCGTATGCGGACTGTTCGGCGAAGGGCTGTCATGCGGCCTCCTTGAGGGCTTGGATAATCCGCTTCCCTGCCAGAGGTGGAACCGCGTTCCCCGCCATATGCACGGTCAGTCGATGGCTGTCCGGCCGGAGAGTGCTGCCCGGAAACGTCTGAGCGGCCAGGACTTCGTCTGCGGTGATCATCCGCATCTTGTCCCCATCGACTACCGCCCACCGATCGCGGGTTGTGATTGTGCCGATCGGTCGGTCAAGACTGCGGCCGGTAAGTCCAGATCCGGAGCCGTAGTAGGGCATCAGGAACCGCTCTCCAAATTTTTCGCGGCCGTTTTTTACCCGAGTCAACGTTGATTCAGCTCGGCCAGGCTTTTCAATTGGCGACCACTTACCAGCGGCGAAGTTGATAAACGATCTGGCCGGCACGTGCTCAATGCGTGGAAGCTGAAGGTGCAGAGGCGCTTTGCTTCTGGTGGCGATCATGAACAGCCGGACGCGGTGCTGGGGTACGCCCAGATCTGCGCAGTCAACGATGTGCGGTGCAAGTTGGTAACCCAAGGCTTTCATTGCCTGAGCCCAGGCTGGGTAAAGTGTCCAGCTCATAAACTCTGGGACGTTCTCGATCACCCATGCGTCTTGGCGGCGACTTTCGGCGCAGTCCACCACTGCCCAGGCGGTTGAGCGCGAGTCGTCATGCTCGGGGTTGTCCGCTCCTTTTCCTCTCGCGCGGGTATGGCCCTGGCAGCAAGGGGCAGCGAGGCCCAGATCATGGCTCGGCATGTCAGCCCATCGTGCCTGCCTCAAGTCCTGGCATGCGTGGATGGCGTTGGGATGATTTGCGCTGTGCCAGTGAACAGCCTCAGGCCAATGGTTGGCTGCGTACACAACACTTACGTCCGCATCAGTGGCGCCTTGTGTCAAACCGCCTAGGCCAGCAAACAGGTCAATGGCCTTGATCATGCTGCGGCTCCTGGCTTAAACAGTGGGTCAGCGCCAATGAACACTTCTTCCGGAGCGTCAGGCCACTGCTCCCGGATAGTGTCGAAGTCGCCTTCGTTCCAGAGGCGTAGGAACTCCATGCCGTCGTGATCGCTGAATGTGTTTCCCAGCGCGAAAGTAATCGCAGCAGTGGAGGGGTCTGGTGGTGGAAGCGGGAGGGCGTTCAGTGCGGCTTCAGATTCGACAAACCAGTCGGCAGCTTGTGGGTTCTGTTCCTTTAAGATCAGCACGCCTTCGGCTAGTAGCCATGCGAGGTTGTCCAGCTGCTGCAGGGTTGCTTCGTTCTCGGGCTGGGCTGTGGGATATGCCAGAGCATGATCGAGAGCCACCCGAAAGCCTGCGGCATTGCGGTGTCCGCCACCGTCGTACAATTTGGCTATCTCGGACACGTCCATGCCGGCATCTGTGCTGCGCAGGCTGAAGGTTCGACCATCAGGAGTATCGAAGTAAGAGCCGGCGAAGAGCTCGCCTTCAGACATAAGATGCCCCGCATCGCTCGCAAACATGTATGGCAGGTTTGCGACAGGCACATCATGGCCACCGATGAGCATGCGGCGTTTGGTAGTGCGCACCAGGTCGGCCACAGTCTTTTGGTGCTGACGATTGATGGCCGCGCCGTCGAGGCGCAATGCGTTGATGTCATCGGCGAAGAGCAGGTCCCAAGTCGCGAAGTCCTGCGGGTAACTGAACAGGTCCGCCATGATCTCGCGGGTGCCGGGCAGTTTGAATTGCCATAGATCGCGGTCTGCGATGTGGTTGATCAGGTCTGGGCGCTGGTGCCGGGGGAAAAAGAAGTCCCAGGTGAGGCTCGCACCGGATTGATTCATGTCGAAAGCCGCATGAAGTTTTCCAGTGCTATTTTTTTTGTGTGCCTCGTAGTGCAGTTCTGCCGCCGGTACATCACCCAGGTCGTCCATGGCTGTCTTGTGATGATCGATCACAAGCACCGACGCAGCTTCATCTGCCAGGGCTACGAGTACGTCGTATTTGTAGGAGAAGTCGACAATGATGACGTTCTTGCCCGTGACGTCAGGAGCCGGCTCGCCGTAGTGCGCGGGATGGAATTCGACATCGGATCCCAGAGCTTTTCGGACAACCCAGGCGGCGCCGAAACCGTCAGCACAGTTGCCGTGATAGATGCAGAGAGTGGCGGTAGTTTGGTTTTTCATGCTGCATTCTCCAGCGCTACCGGTTCCAGACGGGTTGCCATGGCGAGCGCTTGATCGCGGAGCGTCAGGGTGTCTCGTTCGAGTTTTTTACCTGTGCGAAATGCGCTGAATGTCTCCGCTGCGATTCGCAGTTGTTCTGCGATGGCCAGCAGGGTCTGGCGTTCTGGTTCGCCTAGTTTTGATGCGGCCAATGCGCGCTCGTAGTGGGAGTACAGTTGCTTGTGGTGGTCCTGCGCTTGATCAAGCGATCGCTTCAGGTCCTGGATCGTCCCTGAGTTATCTGATTGCTGAATAGCCTTGCCTTCGTCAATGCCTTCAATACGGCCATCGATCAGGCCGCCGCGATAGCCTGCCCAATAAGTGAGACCAACAAGTACGATCAGAACGATCAATGCGCAAACTTGAATTGTGGTCATGTGCTGTGTACCTCGGTAGAGCCCGCCGCCGGGATTCTTGGTGAGAGGCCGGCGGCGGGGTGTTGCTTAATGGGGTGATTACCAGGTGGCTTCGTACAGTGGTACGTCACCGATAGCGCTGTGGATCTTCTGGCGAACGGCGTTGTAGGCCTCTTCGAGCACCTTGTCAGGGCGCACCAACTCAAACCACATTTGCAGGCGACCTTCCAGAATGCGGTAGCGGAATCGAGCTGGGACGCAGAAGGCGTCGCCGCCGAGGAACGGTTTCACGGCAATGAAAAACTGTTCGGGGATGCGCAATTGCCCGGCTTCGCCGGCACGACCGTCGATTTCTTCGTTGTAGGTCAGTTGAACCTGGCCGTTATCGAGACGGGTGCCTTGGCGGAAAGTGATGTTTTTCTTGGCTTCCAGGGTGCGGCTGATTTCCAGCATGTCGGCAGCGCTTGGGTCTGTCGCTTCGTTTTCGCGCTGGGTGATATCCCTGACGTTCTCCTCGATGAACTCGGCGAACTCGGCTTGATTCATGCGCTTGCGGTCATTCGCCTTCCAGCGGCCCCACTCGATGGTGGTTGGGCATTTGTAGGTAGCGATGTGGTCGCCCCAGGCGGGGGTAGTAGGTTGGTGATAGTCGATGACTGCCGTGAAAGTTCGGCCTTCGGGGCCGTTGCAGAACACTGCGGTGGCGTTATCGGCGAAACGGTTCACGTAATCAATGAAGGATTCGGCATCCAGCACGGTGAGTTTCTGGCGTGTGCGGGTAGGGTTAGGTAACAGGTGTTCAAGGTCGTGGACGCTCACGCTGTCAGGAACCAGGGCGATGGGTGTTGCCAGCCCTGGATGATCGATAGGACGGCCTAACGCTTGTGCGAGGGTGACCAGTTGCTGAATGGCTTGTTGCATTGGATGTACTCCATTGGGTGATGCTGTGGTGAGAGGTTTTGGAGTCAGGATTACTGACTGACGTGGCGCAATTTGTCGGGCGCGTGCTCTTCGCCGACGGTGCGCAGCGGCAAGTCTTGTTGCCGTGGGTCGCGGCGGGTCAGATTGCCTTCAGGCGTCAGGAAGAACAGCGATGTGCCGCGAGACAGGATCGGTTCTTTCGCTTTGACGTCGGCCTTGATGGTCATCTGGCCGCTGCCGTCAGGCTTATAAATCAGCTTGATGTTCAGCTCTCCGCCCTTGCCGGTCTGGCGGATAGCATCGATCAGGCTGTGTTGGGTTTCGCTGAGTTCATCGAGCAGCCCTCCGGCTTCGATGTCCCGTAGCGTGTCGATGAAGGGACGAGCTTTGCTCATGTGCTGTGCCTCATTGAGTGGATGTTGTTTGCCCCTGGGCGGCAGGGGTCACCGGTGAATCAGGCCGCTTGCTTCGCCGCTTGGGCGTCGAGGAAGGCGGCTAGGTCGTGCAGGTACACCACCCGTTGAGCGCGTGCCGAACCGTGCAGGCGCTTCACGACCAGTGCAATGCGGCCGGCCTTGATCTCGGCCAGCAGGTACCGGTCGGTGCGGATATGTGCGAAGTACTGTTCGCGTACCGCCGACAAGGTCGGACAGGGCGTTGCGAACTGGCGGCGCAGTTGTTCGAGTGTGTTGCTCACGCCGCGTCCTCCCCGAGCCCCTCCGAACGGGGCACCAACTTGAGGCGGATCAATTCGGCGAGGCCTTCTTTGCTCTTACCCTTGGCGGCGGCACAGATCTGGCCTTTTGCATCGGCGACGACCGCGCCGAATGGATACTCGGGTGAATTGGTGGGGGTGACGTAGGCCACCTGGCCTTCTTGAATCACGTCGTTGACGCAGCGAAAGACTTCGGCCAGTTCCACTGTGCGGCAAGGCATGCTGTCCAGCAGGTCAATGGCTTCGCTGGCGGCCCCGATGAGCGTGGCGCGGCTGACCACGCCCGGGCTGTCCAGATAGATTGGAATCAGCCGAAGGGCGCCGAGGGCTTGGGTGTACGCATTGAAGTAATTGGTTTTCATGCTGCGGCGTCCTTGTGTGTGATGGCGATGCCAAGCTTCTTTGCCAGCCATTGCACGCCGGCCTCGGTGACCATCACCACGGCGTAGTGCTTGTAACGGTTGGTGGTCCCGATCTGGACGCTGCGCGGGTCTGAAAACAGATTGCCGCCGCCACGGTGGTGGCTGGCCAGGTCGCCGCTTTGCGTCAGCACGCGGAGCGCACGCAGTTGCTCACGGAACTTCCGAGGTTTGAGGCCGAGCACGGCGGCCGTTTCGTCCAGGGTGCGGTTCATGGCGCGGTCCTCAAGCGGATGCTGCGCGGTTGCGCAGAATGTCCAGAATGGAATCGAGGTTCTCGCGAAGCGTGTCCAAGCTGCCGTAGTTCGCCAGCAGCATGTCCTGCTCAAGCCAGCGGATGCCGTGTTCGCTAACATGTGCATTCACCATTGGCGCCGATGGCCGAACCAGGTGAATCACGATGCCGCCACGGTTGCGGATGAACTGTGCTTCGTTCTCGAAACGCAGGTCCCTGACCACAAAACCGGATGCGGTGTCGTGGGTACGGGCCAACAGGTCGAGATTCTGCGCCGCCAACAGTAGCCACAGCTCCGGGTGCACCTTGTCGCGGCCCCACTCGGTGCCTAGGGATTGCATCAGTTCGCGCGGAGAGCGACCCAGCCAGGGGAGCGGCTGTTCTTTCTGGTCGCCTTCGAAGTCACACGGGCTCAGGTTGAGGATGTGCATCAGGCCGTCACGCAGCGGATCGGCGAACGCATAGGACTGGAATCCGTGATGGTTCACCAGGTGTTGCGCTGCAGTGTCTTTGCCCGAGCGAGCCCGGCCAGCAATGCCGATTAGAAGTTTCGTCATGCGGCGTCACCTCCAAACGGCCAGGAGCTGTCATCGGCTGCGGCAGTGTTGAAAGGCTTGATGGCCTCGGTGCGACCTTTGGGATTGGTGATCACCAGCAGTCCGGTGCGGCGCTGGATAGCCTTTACGGCGGCGCGGCTGCTGCACGCAGATGGGTGCAGGTAGACCGGGCAGCGGGTGTTGCTGTGCTGTGGGGTTTGCATGTCTCGTACTCTTTGGTGAGAGGGGTACGAGGCAAATATTAACCGTAGAGGTTAATTGGTCAAGTTAAAAATTAACCTTGCTTGGTTGGTATGTGGCCGTTTCGGTTATTGATGGTCATAAAAAAACCCGCATCTGGCGGGTTGGGTAGTGCTGGGTGGTAAATTTTTCGAGGTGTTAGAGGTCTTCAATCCGCCAGCGAGCCCTGCCGCAAATGTGCCACTCTTCGGTCATGCGAATTATGCGTTCAGGCCAGTTTGGGTTGAGTGCATATAGATAGTACTCATTGTCTTCACGCCTCAGCTGCTTGAGGGTTACACCTTGGTCACGCTCGCGCTTAGCTGCGATGAAGTGGCCAGGGAGAGCCTCAAGAGCAGGATCAATAACGACTTTGTCATTGTCGAAAAATTTTGGCTCCATGCTGATGCCTTCAACCCGCAAGATAAAAGCATTAGGTCCGACGGGGCCTGGAGCTTCGATCCATTCTTCTGCGACGTCAGGGTCGAAGGTTTCAACCGCCTCGCACCAGGCGCCGGCAGCGATGGAGCCCATTACAGGAAGCTTTCTGCCGGTGCTGCTGATGAATACGGCGTTGCCGGACTGATCTAGTCCGACGGGCATGTCGAGATATCCCATTGGCAAGCCGAGCGAGAGTTCAATTTCGCGAGCAATTTGATCGCCAATACCCTTAGTGGGGCTCTTGCCAGCAAAAGAGCTGACCTGTGCAGGAGCCTTGCCGAGCGTGTTGGCTAGATCGGTTGGCCGCAACGAGCGGTCAGCCATTATTCGGCGCAGATTCTTGAGGCGGGTGTCAGTAATTTTCATCCATTGAGTATCGCCTCGGTTAACCTTCGAGGGTAATATCCTTGTAGGTATTGATAAAATTAACCTGTGCGGTTAAATTGGTTCGCAGAGGTGCAGCCAATGAAACTGCGTGAATACATCGACCAGCTAGATACGCCGGGTCTTGAAGCATATGCGGCGCGATGCGGCATTTCGTTGAACTACCTGCGCCTGCACGTGAAGTACGCCAGCAAGGACCCTAGCGTTTCCTTGATTAAGGCGCTAGCCAATAAAAGCGAGGGGAAGGTTTCACTTGCTGATGTTCTAGAGCATTTCGGGGTAACCGATGACGCTCCAGAGCAGTAAAAGGGTGCTGGGCTGGGGCCTCTCACCATAAGAATCTCCCCAGCCCAGCGGTGGCGATACGCAGCACACACCATAACGCCACATGAAACACCGGCCTGAAACCTCTCACCAAAGAAACACCAGGCCGGAAGTAACGAGCTACACGTACATGCAAGTCGCTACATAGCGCGTCGGCCCAGGACCTCTCACCATAAGAATCCCCTGGGCCGACTGGAACGATGAACCGTGCTGCACAGCAC